GCCCTGACGTTTACTGCTCTGGGAACGGGGAGGCGCACGGCCATGACTGACACCGTTGGCGCGGATGTCGTGGCCGGCGCCTTGCAATACCTCAGCGAGGAGTTCTCGGTGACGAGGCAGGAATGGCGGCAGCGCTTCAAGGGCGGCGACATGCTGCTCGACGGGCTGGTATCGCACGGGTACGTGAACGAGGGCGGCGGGCGTTTTGCTGTGAGTGAGGCGGGGCGCCGGAGGATCAGTGCATGACCGACGTCGTTTTTGTGGGCGGACCGCGACACGGCCAGAAGTGCAAGTACATGGGAGCGGGGCGCTACAACGCACTGCTTCCGGGCGGTAATGGTTTTGTTGAGGTGGTGGAGTACCGGCTGGAGAAGTTCTTCTGGATGCTGCCGGACTCTCCTCATCGGGCCATCTATTGCCTGGTCACAGGGCAGATGCCGGACTGGATTCAGGTGCTTGACGCTCTCGCGATCGCGTACGGATTTGGCAACGAGGAGCCGTAGTGACCATTGAGCAGATCAACGAATGGTTCCAGCTTGCCGCGCAGGCGATGTTCGCCTCCGTGCAGCTGGGCCAGTACTGCTTCTACCCCTGCGAGGACGGCCCGTCGTGTGACTGGCCGCGGACGGTGCATTGATGACCACGTTCTCAGGATGCGGACTGAGGCCTGAGCGTCAGACGCCAACGAGCGCGGCCATCGCGAAGCGCCGCCTCACGGCGCTAAAGGCCGACGACGCCCGCAGGTTGGCCGAGCAGAAGCGGGACGAAGAGCGCCGGAAGTCATTCGAGGATGACCGCCGGTTCCGTTCGGACATCATTGAGCGTGCCATAGCTGTCGCGGAGAGTCGGCCGAACCTCTGCTTCCAGCCCGGCGACCGTCGTGGACCCGGCAAGCCGGATCGCCTGCGCATGACCGAAAGCGAGCTGCGCCGGTTGGTGGTGATCGAGAACCCATGGCTGACGCGCCCCATGTCATCGCTATGGGACGTGAAGCGCTGGTGCAGCGATTGGGGAACCCTTCGGCAGAAGGAAATGGAACAGGTCATGGCAGCCCGGGCCGGCGTTCTGTACCTGTACGGCGCCCGGGTTGAACTGGTGGAGGGGTGATGGCTGGGCGCCCGTCATCGTTCAACCCAGTGGCGGCTGAGCGCGTATGCGTTCGCATCGCTGAGGGGCGAAGCCTGCGCCAGGCATGCAAAGGGGATGGCATGCCTAGTTGGCGGACTGTCCTACGCTGGCTGTCCACGCAGGATGCAGAAGATCCGAGTGCGAAGCCGGACGAGGTGCGGCCGTTCGAGGCGTTCCGGCAGCAGTACGCGCGCGCGCGTGAGGCTCGGGCCGACGCCCGGTTCGAAAGCATCGACCACGTGCTGTACCGGCTCGCGAAGAAGGAAATTGATCCGCAGTCCGCGCGGGTGATGATCGACGCGATCAAGTGGCAGGCTGGCAAAGAGAACGCCAAGCGCTACGGCGAGTCCGTGACCGTGAAGGGCGACAAGGACAACCCGCTCCAGATGCGGACGGCTCGGGAGTTGACGGACGAGGAGTTGCAGGCGCTGGCCCTTGGAGGGCTTGGTGCAGCTACTTGATGTCTCGCCGAAAGACGCAGCGACCGAGCTGCTTAGGCGTCGCCGAGCCCGCGAGTCCCTTGTTGCATTCAGCCAGGCAATCACGATTCCCGGGGCGCCGATATCGGACGACCCGAACGAGTGGCTGTTCAAGCCAATCGAGACGAGCGTTGCCGCGCACCACATCGTCATCATGGAAGCCGTTCAGCGGTGCATCGAGGCTGATAGCGGGCGGCTGATGATCTTCGCCCCTCCTGGGTCGGCGAAATCGACGTACGTCTCCGTGGTTACGCCGCCGTGGGCAATGGCGCGCCAGCGTGGCTTTCGCGTGATCTTGTCCAGCTATGCCGCGACTCCAGCTGAGCGCCAGTCCAAGCGCTGCCGATCAATCGCCGGCATGCCTGAGTTCGCATCCCTCTGGCCGGACCGCGTGGGCCTCAAGGGCGGTAGCGGCGCGGTCCATGAGTGGGAGCTTACGAACGAATCCGGCCTGCTCGCGGTTGGCGTGCTGGGCGCGGTGACGAGCTCGCGTGCGGATCTGCTGATCATTGACGACCCCGTCGCAGGCCGCGAAGAAGCTGACTCCGAGACCATCCGGAAGAAAACGCGCCAGGCGTATGAGGACGATCTGATGACGCGCCTAAAGCCGCGCGCGTCCGTGATCATCATTCAGACTCGCTGGCACATGGATGACCTCGCCGGCAGCATCCTCCCGGAGAACTACACGGGGCAATCCGGGCCGATCCTGTGTCGCGACGGCCAGGTGTGGGAGGTGGTGAACATCCCCGCGAAGGCTGAGCACGCAGATGACCCAATCGGGCGCTCGGTGGGCGAGTACCTATGGCCGCAGTGGTTTGACGCACGCCATTGGCAGAACTACGAGGGCAACCCGCGTACATGGGCCAGTTTGTACCAGCAGCGTCCGACCCCCGACAGCGGCGGGCAGTTTGAGCGCGAGTGGTTCCACTGGTACGACGATGGCGAGTTCCCGAAGTCCCTCCGCGTATACGGCGCGAGCGACATGGCCGTCACTGAGCTCACGCTCGGCACCAACCCTGACTTCACGGAGCATGGCGTGTGGGGTGTGGACGAGAAGGGCGATCTATGGGCGCTGGATTGGTACTCGGACCAGAAAGCCCCGGACGTCACCATCAAGGCGCAGTGCGCGATGGTGAAGCAGTGGAAGCCGCTGGAGTGGTTCGACGAGGCCGGCGTCATTCGCCGTGCGGTGGAGCCGCTGCGCAACCGGATCATGCAGGAAGAGCAGGCGTTCGTTGCCTGCACATACCTGCCAAGCACGGCCGACAAGATCGCTCGCGTCGCGAGCTTTCGTGGCCGGGCCAGTGCCAAAACTGTCCATCTCCCACGTGGGCGGCCGTGGGCTACCAGGCTCGTTGACCAGCTCTGCTCGTTCCCATTCGCCAGGTACGACGACGCTGTGGACGTGTGCGGAAATATCGGCCGGGCCCTGGACCATCTGGCTAACGCCAAGCCGCACCCAGGCGATGCGGCGCCTCCACCGAAGCCCTTCACTGAGGCGTGGTACGCGGCGCGCGACAAGATCCACAGGGGCGACGAGCCTGACCAGCGGACGTTCTACCGCTAGCGCCCGTTGACTCAACTTGCCCCGCGCATAGCGTGCCGGCCTGTGACTGCCGGGGCTCCCATGAATAACGAGATGGCCGCGCTCGACGCGGGAATCGCTGTTGGCACGGCAGGCGGCGACCCCGACAAGGCCAAGCAGTACGCCGCCGAGGAAGCGGACGTCAAGCGCTGGTTCGACGAACTGGAGTGGGCGCGCAAGTACGACGAGCCGGCCCGCGAGCAGTACGTGCGCGACCGCCGCTATGCCCGTGGCGACTCCGGGTTCGAGGTGGACGCGAACATCGTCGGCACGAACATCGACATCCTCGAATCGTTCCTCTACGCCCGCGACCCCGACTTCGACGTGACGCCTGGGCCGGCCGTGAAGCCGCCCAGCATCGACAGCCTGCGCGATGCGGTCGAGGAGCAGATGCGCGCCGACCCACGCGTGGTGGAAGCGGGGCGCACTGCCGCAGCGTCCGCCGTGCTGCTGGGCACGCCGCAGGACATGGCGCTCCAGCTCGGCGTGCAGGCCGAAGAGGGCATGGTCGAGCAGCTGATCCGGGCCGAAGTGACCCGGATGCGCCGCGAGTTCCAGAAGCGCCAGCGCGAGATCAAGTCGTTCGCCGAGACCTGCGAGATCGTCGGCTCCCGCATGTGGGATGACGCGCAGCTCAAGCGCCGCGGCCGCCCGCTGGTGCGCTCCGGCCTGACCATCGGCGTCGGAGTGCTCAAGGCTTCGTGGCAGGAACGCACGGCCCCCAGCCCCGAGACGACAACTGCCATCAACGACCTGCAGGCGAACATCGCGCGCCTGAACGCGTTGAAGGCCGAGTTGGCGACGGCCGGTGGTCAACTGAAACCGGAAGACGAGGCATCGCTCGCCGAGTACCTCCGGCAACTCCATGCATCGAGATCGCAGTCCGAGCGCGTCATCGCCCGCGGTTACGTCATCGACAACGTCAATGGCGAGGACTTCCAGGTCGCGCCGGGCTACACGATCGCGAACCATCTAGACGCGCCATGGAACGCGCACCGCATCTTCATGCGGTATACGGACGCCAAGGTCGAGTTCCCCCATCTGCTGGGCGACAAGCCGGACGGCAGCAAGTCGGACGGCAAGCTCGCCAGTGCCAAGCGCTACCGGCCGCGCCAGCAGATCCACCGCATCGACATCACCCCGTTCCTCGATCAGGCCATCACCTGGCGCGATGCTGACCCGTTCGTGGAGGGCAACAGCCCCGGCGCGTTCGAAGTCGGGCAGGGCCAAGGGCCGGACGGCGATTGGGTCGCGCTGTGGGAGATTTGGGACCGCGAGAGCAACACGGTCCTGACCGGCATCGAAGGCGTGAAGTGCTGGGTCAAGCCGGGGTGGAATCCGATCCCCACGACCCGCTTCTATCCGTTCTTCCTCTACACCACGTCCGAAGTGGACGGGCAGCGCCATCCGCAATCGCTGGTCACGCGCTCGGCCAAGCTGGTCAACGAGTACAACCGCATCGGCTCGGCCGAGGCTGAGCATCGCCGTCGCATCCTGCCGAAGCTGGCGTTCAACTCGGGGCAGGTGGACAAGGACAACGCTTCGAAGCTGGAGAAGGGCGGCATCGGCGAGATGGTCGGCATCCAGCTGACGAATCCGCAGATGACCCTGTCGCAGGTGATGGAACCGGTGGTGTACCCGCCGATCGACGTCGCCCTGTACGACCGCTCGCGCATCATCGCGGAGATCGAGCGCATTTGGGGCGTGCAGGAAGCGCTGGGCGGTTCGGTGACGGTGCAGAAGACCGCGACCGAGGCCGACATCCAGCAGCAGGG